GTAATTGATACAGTTTTTAGATTAGTTTCTTTTTTAGAAAATGTCAAGAAGAAATATTTGGTAATATTAATAAATAACGAGTTTGTTTATATTTGATTCTTTTTAAAAGATTAAATTTTTCTAAATTAGCAAGTACTCTTCTAACTGTTTGTTCTTTTACATTATAAAGAGATGCAAAATAATTATTTTTTGCATGACATTTATGATTTTTAGATAAAAATATAATTTCTGAGAATAATATTTTTTCAAAATTAGAAAATAATTTATTATATCGAATATAAGCTGGCAAAATTGTATAGTAAGTTGGAAAAATAAATTCCATTTTGTTTATATTTATTAATAAATAACGGCTTTGTTTATATTTGATTCTTTTTAAAAGATTAAATTTTTCTAAATTAGCAATTGCTCTTCTAACTGTTTGTTCTTTTACATTATAAAGAGACGCAAAATAATTATTTTTTGCATAGCATTTATGATTTTTAGATAAAAATATAATTTCTGAGAATAATATTTTTTCAAAATTAGAAGGTAATTTATTATATCGAATATAAGCTGGTAAAATTGTATAATAAGTTGGAAAAATAAATTCCATATTTTATCCGAGTGATAAAATTTGATTAATTAAAATAAAATTCTAGATGGTTAAATTTGATTAGAATCTAACCATTCTAGAATCTCATTAAACCAAAAATATATTCGACCTCGGATTTTTATATATTTCGGTATATTAGTTTTCTTTTTAATATTATGTAAAGTTTTTGGTGTTATCCCAATTAATTTTGCCGTCCCTTTTAAACTTATTCGGCCATCCGGCAATAAATATTGATCAATAAAATCTTTTTTTATTAAAACTTTACCATTATTAATATCCATTACCTTAACCTTATGTGAAAATATAAAAAGATACGAAACAAAATATACTATATCAAATGAATTTATTTTAAGCAATTCTTAATTCAATAATTTAAATAGACAAAAATGTACATTCGGGAAACATCAGTTAATAACCTGTGGATAACCTGTTAGTAAGTTGTGGATAACCATTATATTACCGGTCAAAAATGACCGGTAATACCGGTCAAAAATGACCGGTAACTTTGCAAAAAATGATGAAATTCTTTTTTTAATTCAATAGCTTACAAGCGATTTTTTTTTGCGTATAAATACAAGATTATAATAAATATAATAGCAACATAGGTAGTTATCTCTACTGGGAGATTCTACTCAAAATTTTTGTTATAAGTTTAATTTTTAATTTTAAGAGAAAGAAATTAGAGGCTATTCTTTTTCTAAGCTATCAAATTTATTCAAGATTGAATTTTTATAGATTTTTGATAGAATCATACAGGTCAAGGTAAAATCTCTTTATAGTGGCTCTAAAATTAAGCCAAAAAAGTTGGTAATTATGAAAATAAAATTTAAAGATCTTTCTAAAAAATATCAAACCAAAATTAAAAATTTATTGCCTTCAAAATTGACTTCTAAAAAAAATAAATTTAATGCAACAAAAATTACTATCAATAATTATAAATTTGATTCTAAAAAAGAATCTAATAGATATCTAGAATTATTATTATTGAAAAAAAACAATAAAATCAAATACTTCATAAGACAACCTATATTTGATATAGGTTCAGGAGTGATTTATAAAGCAGATTTTCTTATAGTAGAATTAGATAACTCAATTAAAATTGAAGATGTTAAAGGTTTCCAAACAAAAACTTTTAAATTAAAAAAGAAATTTGTTGAGGACTTGTATAAAATAAAAATTAATTTACTTTTTTAACTTGTCATTTTTTTTCCTTTTCTTTTTTTGTATTTCTTTTAGTTTTTGCGCTTCTTTTTGTAAAGGAGGTTGTAATAATAATAAACAATCTTTAACAAATATATTATCTAAAAAAATAATATTATTACGTTGCAATAATGATAGACTACTCTTAACAAAACCTTGACTATATTTACAGAAAGTACAAGGATCACAATGAGTACAGCAATCAGAAGTACTTCTATATAAAGAGAATAATTCCTCAATTAAATATCCTAATTTATCCATAGTATCAATTTTCATAGTATTATTATTTTTCATGATTTTTCTCCATAACTTAATTAATAGCTCCTATTGAAATGCTTTTTTCATTTTTAATAGAATTTCTTCACAATTTTTATCTAACCTTTTGATATTAAATAAAAATTCAAAAACTTGTTTTTTAGAACTACTTTTTAATTTCTTATATTCATTATAAAAAAATCTATCTTCTTGATCCTCTTCTTCTTCTATAAAATATTTCAAATCATTTCTCTCAATGGTTTCATAATAATCTTTAAGAAATTTTGGATTTTTTTTCATTTCATTTTGGTTTAAATTGTTCATATATTTCTCCTTCATTTTAATTAAAACCCCCTTTTAATGTTACTATGAAGGAAATAAACTACTAAAACCTACTTAACTTCACATTAAAAGGGGTGAGGTTATGATGACTGTTTGAAATTTTTACTAAAATATAATAATAAAAAATTTTGTAATTTTTTATAAGTAAATTTTTGATCGTATAATTTACAAAGTTTACGATAATAATCTTCTATCATTTTATCATCAATCTTTGTATCATCTAATGAAGGTTCTTCCATTAGTAAAGACTGAATTGATTTATTTAAATAATTTACTTTTTTAACAAGATTTAAATAATGATGTTTAAAAATTGAACTTTTCATTATGTATCTCCTTTTTCTGATTGATACAAGACAATTATAACAATAAAATATATAATGTCAAGAGCTCTATATTAATTTTTGATAAATTTGTCAAAAGGTTTATTAAGATATGATAAATTAAAAAGGAACATAATTTGTTCTAATATTTTTTTTAAATGTAAATAATATAGAGCTCCACTTTTGAAATAATTAAAGAAAAATAAATGCCAAAAAATAATATTCCAAAAACTGGTGACGCTAGACATAGGCCTCCTACTGATCAAAAAATTAAAACTAAACAATTAGTTTCTATAAAAATTCCATCTGCTAGCGGAAGAAAAAAAGGCGAAAATATTGTTGATGAGAAAAAGAAAAAACGGGGCGCTCCTCTAAAAGAATATAAAAAAGAATATGCAGAATTATTATTGAAAGAAATGGAAAATGGAGCATCTCAAATCGAAGTTTGTCGCAAAATAGGAATTTGGGAAGGGCTTTTTTATAGTTGGATTGAAAAAAATCCAAGTTTTTCACGGGCTTATGAATTTGGAAAAATGCTTTGCAAAGGATGGTGGCTTGAACAAGGGCGCATAAATCTTGGTAATCGAGCTTTTAATGGCTCACTTTATTTCTTCAATATGAAAAATCGCTTTGGATGGCATGAGCAAAAACCTCGTTATCCAGAAATACCAATTGAAAATTTCGAGGGAACTATTCAACAAAAAATAGAAGCTATTGCTATTATGCTAAAAAAGGGAAAAATCAGTATTGATCAACATAATCAGATAATGAATAGTTTAATGTATGAAGCTCAAATAAATGAGAGACTTACTTATGAAAAACGAATTGAAAATTTGGAAGAACAGGCTAAAAATTCTAAAAATATTAATTCTCATGTTAGTAATGATAATCAGCTTTGGGTTGCTTTTAATAAATCTTAATTTTCTATTTAATTATGCATTGGAATAATCGTTTAAAAAAATTGGAAGAAAATCTTATTTTAGAAAAAGAATGCCATATTAAAATAGTTAATAATTCTTTTTTAATAAATGATTATAAATTACAGCCTTATATTCCTAATAAGACTGGGGCCAAATTTCATGCAGATAATTCTTTTGTTAGATTAATTTTAGGGCCTTATGCTTCAGGAAAATCTACTATTTGTATTGCTGAAATAATTCTTCGAGCAATTGCCATGCCTCCATGTTTTGATGGAGTAAGAAGATCAAGATGGGCACTTGTTAGAAATACTTATGGAGATTTAGAAGCAACTACTCTAAAAACTTGGTTAGAATGGGCTGAATCATTAGGACAAGTAAAACGTAGATTATCTCCTAGATTATTATATATTCATACTTTTAATGATGAAAAAGGGCCAATAGAATTAGAATTAATGTTTATTGCTTTAGATCGGCCAGATCATATTAGAAAATTAAAATCTTTGGAATTAACTGGAGTTTATTTAAATGAACTTAGTGAAATTCCAGCTTTAGCTTTAACTCATTTTAAAGCGCGAGTGAATAGATTCCCAGCAAAAAGAGATTGTAATCAACCATATTGGTCAGGAATAATTGCTGATAGCAATCCGCCTCCAACTGATCATTGGATGTATAATTTATTTGAAATTAAAAAACCTCAAGATCATAAACTTTTTCATCAGCCCCCAGCAATTTTAAAAACTGATGAATATTATGAAATAAATCCTAATGCAGATAATTTAGAACATTTAATGCCAAATGGTAAAACTTATTATATGAAAATGATTAGTGGTCAATCTGAAGAATATATAAAAGTTTACGCGATGGGTCAATATGGCGTTGTTGTTGAAGGAAAATTTGTTTATAACAATTATAATGATGATTTACATAGTCAAGATTCTATAGAACCAAATATGCAAGCACCTATTTTATTAAGTTGGGATTATGGAACTATTTCTCCAGCTTGTTTAATTACTCAATTTATAGACGGGCGACTTTTATGTATAAAAGAATTTGTTTGTGAATATATGACATGTAAAGAACTTTATCAAAATATAGTTGAACCATATTTGGCTCAACATTGTTGCGGATTTACCATCGAAGTTATTGGAGATCCTGCTGATACTTATGATGGTCGCGAAGCATTAGAAGAATGTGGCTTAATTGTAGAAGCAGCTAAAACTAATAAATTAGATCCAAGAATTAGAGCCGTTAGAGATCTTTTAAATACTTTATATCAAGGACAAGCTTGTCTTATAATCTCACGTGAAGGATGTCCAAAATTACGTCAAGGATTTTTAGGAAAATATAATTACCGACGTTTGAGAATAATTGGTGAAGAAAAATATCAAGATATTCCAAATAAAACACATCCTTATAGTGATATTCATGATTGTCTTCAATATGCAGCTTTGCATTATACAGATTTATATTATGCTAATTTCAATAATGAAGATGATATTGATTTAGATGACTTAAAATATGATGAAAATTATCGAAGTAAAATTAGTGGCTATTAATTATAGAAACGTGACCAAAAAGAAATGGAAGCAGATGAATTTGCTGCGTGTTTACTTATGCCTGAAGAGGAATTTAAGCGACAATATAAAAAATATGGTGATGATTATCATGCTTTATCAAAATATTTTGGTACTAGCAAGCCTTCTATTGGGGTGAGGATATTAAGATTAGGCTTAGATAGATAGGGAAACAAAAAATTTGATTTTATTTCAATAGAGTGATATTGTTTATATCTACAACTTTAATCGTGGCAAATTTTTTAAGTTGTACATTTTTTTTCATTGTTCAATTCTCTGGTACTGAGCTTTGTTTTTTTTCATTTATACGGAAAAGGAACAAAGCTTATTTTTTTATACTTATCACATAAAAAAATAATGTATAGAAAAATAAAGTCTTGCACGTTGCATAGATATGGTGTTATCATGCCAATGGTTTAATTGTTGGTCCCATTGATCTATTCTTTGGTTAAAAAAATGTCTTACTCTTAACGGTTTATAATACTCAATAATTCTCTACTCTTCCTCAGATCTCCCTCAGGCTGCTCGCTTCTGGCCATACCTTTCTGTAGTTTTCACTATGATTCTACGATAAAATCGATATTTTTTCTTGCAAGCAGCCATGGATATGCTAGGAAAACGTTATGACCTTGAAGAACGCACATGATTTCTTATCAGAACTTATCAGAGATGAAAAATGCAATAGACAATTTTCCATTTAAAATCAACATCTTTTATCTTTTTGAAGCAGGGAATATGGCCAAAATATCATGCTGATAACACCAAAAACAGTCTATTTTGACCTAAAGCAGATATTACTATCGTAAAAAAGGTGGCAAATAAGCTAGAAAATAAAAAAATTGGTTACCAAAAAATTCTTTTTAATTCAAGCTCTTAGTTAACCTACCACCAACGTCCACCACCTTACCCCCTTACCGTATGCCTGTTTTATTTCTTTTTATAATTCCTATTATGAAGTTCTTGCTGTTATATCTACATCGCTATTGGTTTTGTGATTAATGATCATAACTTGATATTTTTTTGAAAATATATTTTTTTTATTATATTATCTGTGGATAACCTGTGGATAACCTGTGGATAGATATGGTAAATAAAAAATCTAAAAATCAAATTCCAGCACTATTAAGTGAATATATGGAACTTGATAATATTGCTGAACAACTTTCTTCACACAAACTTAATTCAATTGGCGAAACTGTTATCACAGAAGCAAAAAAAGATGATTCTAGTAGAGCAAATTGGAAAAAAAATTATGAAGAAGCATTAAAAATAGCTACTCAAATTATAGAAACCAAAAATTCACCTTGGCCAAATGCTGCTAATATCAAATTTCCATTAATTTTAAATGCATGTATTCAATTCAATGCACGTACTAATCCAGAAATTATTCAAGGAGATAAAGTTGTTAATGTAGCAAGTATGAAAATTGTACCTGATGCTACAGATGCTGCTCGTACAGAACGATTAAGTACTCATATGTCTTATCAATTATTAGGACAAAGTGAAAATTGGCGAAGTGATACTGATAAATTATTAATGACTTTACCATTAGTTGGTGTCGTTTATCGTAAAACTTATTTTGATTCTATCAATAAACGGCCTCAAATAGATTTTTGTTTACCATCAGATATTATTGTTCATAATGAAATTGAATCTTTAGAAAAAGCTCCACGAATTACTCATATTTTACATTTATCCAATAATGATTTATTAGAACGAATGCGAGCTGATTTATATTTAACTATTCCTATAGAAGAATTAGAAAGTGAAAATATAGAAGAAACTACTTCATATGAAGCTATTACTGAAACTGGAGTGGCACAAAGTAGTGTTATAGAAGGTTTTCATGATATTTTTGAACAACATACTTTTTTAGATTTAGATGATGATGGATATGCGGAACCTTATATTATTACTGTTCATGCAAAAACCCAAAAAGTATTACGTATAGTTGCTAGATTTAATGAAGATAGTTTTGTATTTGCCAATAATAAAAAGGATTTTGTTAAAATTAATCCTATTTTATATTTTACTGATTATCATTTTATTCCAGCCCCAGATGGAACATTCCATAGTTTAGGATATGGTCAAATTTTATATCCAATAAATGATGTAATTAATAGTACTCTTAATCAATTATTAGATGCTGGTACTTTAGCTAATCGGGGAGGGGGATTTATTTCTAAATCTTTACGAATTCGTAAAGAAAATATTAAATTTAAATTAGGTGAATATATACAACTTAATGTTCCTACTGGAATGACATTAGCACAAAATATTTATCCAATGCCTGTAAGAGAACCATCACAAACTTTATTTAATTTATTATCTATTCTTATTCAAAGTGGAAAAGAAATTGCAAGTATTAGCGATATAATGTTAGGACAACCTCCTGCACCTAATACTCCTGCAACTACAGTAATGGCAATAGTTGAACAAGGAACTAAAATTTATAGTTCAATGCTTAATCGTTTATATTATTCCTTTAAAAAAGAATTTGAAAAATTATATGAATTAAATAAAGTTTATTTAGAGGATTATGAAAGTTATCAGTATGCTACAAAAAGTGGTGAAATTACATTAGCTGATTATCGAGAATCTTCTTATGGAATTTTTCCCGTAGCTGATCCAAGTTTATCATCTGAAGCAATGCGATTAGCAAAAATTCAAGCTTTATTACAATTTCTTGGCAATCCATTAGTAGATGATAGAGAAATTTTAAGAAGATATTTTGAAGGATTAAAAATTGATAATATTGATAAACTTTTACCAGCTCCTCAACCACAAGGACCAACGCCGGCAGATGAATTAACTCAAAGTGAAATAAAATATACTAATATGCAAGCAGCAGATATTTTAATGCGTCGTGAATTAGAGGCTTTAAGATTAAATATTGAAGAACGAAGACTAGAATTAGATGCTACTAAAGCTGGTGTGGATGCTACTTCAGATAAGATTAATGCTATTAGTAAATTAGCTCTTACAGATGCAGAAGTTGGAAAACAAGAAGTTGAATTAGCAGAAAAACAATTTGGAGTTGAAACTGCTGCTATTCCAATTGAATATCAAGATATTAAAAAACGATTGAATCAATTGGAACAAATAATGCAAAAAACTTTAGGTGGTTCAATAGGTACAGAAAGTATGGATTCTGGAAGTGGGGCTTCTACAAACGCAAACATAAGCTCTCCATCTTCCCCATTTGGACCACCTAGTCCTCCTTCTGAAATGCCTAATCAAGCTAATGAAACTTCTTAATAAATAAATGAGAAAAATATGATAACTAAAAACGATTTTCGAGAATGGCAAAAAAATAAATGTACAATAGAAATTTTTAAATGTTTGGCGAGTTCAAAAGAATATTATCTACAATCTCTTTTAGAAGGAATTACTACAAATTATAACAATGATGCCAATGTTTTATTGCAAATTGGTCATATGATAGGTCGTATTAATGCCTATAATGATTTTTTAACTATTGAATATGAAGATTTAGATAATATAACTGAAGAAACTCCAGGAATTACTGAGGATTAAATTTATGAATAATGAAGAATTACAAAATATAATAAAATCTTTAAAGATAAAAAATTATAAACCTTGTGGTGAAAAAGTTTTAATTGAATTAGTTACCCTTGAAGAAAAAACTAAAGGAGGAATTGTTCTACCTGATGAACATAGAGAACGAGAACGACGTCAACAAACAACTGGAATTATAAGAGCTATAGGCCCCACAGCATTTCTAGATATGGTAACAAATGAAGAAGATATTCCTAAAGTAGGAACTTTAGTGCATTTTTTGAAATATGCTGGTATTACATTAACTATTAATGAAAAAGAATATCAAGTTATTAATGATGATGAAATTTTCATTGGAGCTATCATAAATGATTAATCAAATTGAAAATAATGATGAATTAAAATCTCTAGAAAATATTAAACAAAAAAATCGTGATTCTGAAGAAAAAGCATTAGCCAAATTCCCCTCTCGTGATACTTTACTTGCTGCATTGAATAATATTGGAGAAAAAAATTCTATTAATGAAAAAGGATATGAAAATGATGATAAAAATATTACTGTTTCCGAAGAAAAATTTAGTGAATTAGAAGAAAAAGCTTTAAAAAAAGGCTGGCAACCTAAAAATAAATTTGATGGAAAAGAAGAAAATTGGGTAAATGCTAAAGAATTTTTATTTCGAGAAGATTTTAAAGAAAAAATGAATTTTCAAAATAAAAAATTAGAAAAATTAGAAAATCTTAATCTTAAATTAACTAAATTATTAGAAAAACAAGAAACAAGTAAAATAAAAAATGAAGCTGATCAAATTTTACGCTTAAAAAGAGAAGCTATTGAAAATCAAGATGTAAATTTAGCAGAAACTTATGAAAAACAATATTATGATTTACAAAAAGAGTTTTCATCACCTGAAAATACTGCACCAAGTCCTACACCTGAAGTGTTATCTTTTATAGAACGTAATAAAGATTGGTTTAATGATACCACAACTGAAAATCAAGATATGAAAGATTTTGCTGTTTTAGTAGATACAAAATTTATGCAGCATTTTCCAGATTGGACAGAAGAAAAGCGTTTACAACAAGTAGAAGAGAAAATCAAAAAAACTTTTCCACATAGATTTGAAAATACTAATCGTAATCGACCTCCACAAGTAGAAAGTAAAAGTCATTCAATAAAACATACAAGTTTAGTATATGCAGATATGCCTCCTTATATAAAAGAAATTATTGATAAATTTTGTGATGGTAAAAGCACAAAAATGAGTAAAGATGATTATGTAAAAAAACTTATCAAAAGTGGCGCAATAAGATTAGAAAGTTAATTATTGGAGTTAAATATGACTGAAACTATTAATAAAGATGAATTTTTAAAAGAAGACATTCCAGTTCATTTGCGAGATGCGCAAAAAAAAGCTAAAACACTTAGAAAACAATATAAATTACCTAATAAAAAACAAAGAATTTCATGTGGTGAAAGAGTTTTAATTGAATTAGTTACCCTTGATGAAGAAAAAATTGAAGGAGGATTTGTGAAAAAGAAATTATTGATAAATGTAGTGCTATAAGATTAGAAAATTAATTATTGGAGTTAAATATGACTGAAATTATTAATAAAAATGAATTTTTAGAAGAAAATATTCCAGTTCATTTGCGAGATGCGCAAAAAAAAGCTGAAACACTTAGAAAAAAATATAAATTATCTAATAAAAAACAAAGAGTTCCATTAAAACAACAAAAAAAAATTGGTGTGAGAGCAAAAAAGGGGTATTATACTAGATTAGTAAATGATGTTGGAGATCGTATTGCAAATTTTTTACAAGCGGGATATTCATTTCGTGAAGATGTAGTTAAAGAAGGCAATACAGCTTCAAAGGATCTAACACAATCTGGGAAAATTGCTTGTCAACAAGTTGGTGCTGGAATCATGGGATATTATTTAGATGTCCCACAAGAATGGAAAGATGAAGATGATGCTAGGAAACAAGCAGAACTCGATGAACGGGAACGTGCAATTGGATTAGATAAATTAGATCCACGCATTAGAAGAGGAACTATCGAAATAAAACGAGGACCTCTAGAAAAATAAAGTTAAAGTATTCACTTTAATTTCAAATACTTATTCCATCTATTTATTCAAATAGAGCCTTAAGAAAATTCCTATTTAGGATAATTTTAATATTTTTATTTTAAATATAATTTTTATTAATTATTTGGAGAATGATTATGGCAAATGCTGATACTCCATCTGGTGCAAAATTAGTTGGTAGTTTTAGTCAAGCAATGGCTAATGGACAAATTCATGCTTATACCGTTTTAGCAGCTGATAGTACTGCACTCTTTATGGGTGATTTTGTAAAGCTGACAGGTACATTAGGATTAGGTGATGATGGTGAATATCATCCTGTTGTGACTCAAGCTGCTGCAACTAATGCATTAGTTGGTTTTGTAGTTGGATTTAAACCAAATTCTACTTATTTAAATCAAATTTATAGAACTGCAAGTACATTACGTACTGTTTATGTAATGGATGATCCATATGTTAGATTTTCGATTCAAACAAATGGTACTGGTGCTGTAGGAGATGTTGGACAAAATGCTGATATTGTAGTTGGAACTGGTAGTACTGTTACTGGTTTATCTGCAATGGAAATTGATCAAACAACTTTAACTTCAGACAGTGCTCAATTACGTATTACAGATATAGTACGTCGTGCAGATAATACAGTTGGTGATTATGTTGATTGGATTTGTTTTATCAATGAACATGAATATAAAGCCACTACTGGTGTTTAATAGGAGGATATAAAAATGTCAGGAATAATTTCTACTGGTTCTACTCCGAAGCTATTGTGGCCAGGATTAGATGAAATTTGGGGGTTAGCTTATAAAGAAAAAATCCCTCAATGGCGGGAACTTTTTGAAATTAATTATTCAGATAAGAATTATGAAGAAGATGTTGGCTTAACTGGAATGGGTTTAGCCCCAGTTAAAGTCGAAGGAGAAGCTCTTTCATATGATACAATGAAACAATCATTTATTACGCGTTATACCAATGTTGCTTATTCTATTGGTTTTGTAATTACCCGTGAGGAAATTGCAGATAATTTATATAAGCAATTTGGAGCCCAACGTGCAAAAAATGTTGCTTATTCAATGCATCAAACTAAAGAAAATGTTGCTGCAAATATTTTCAATAGAGCTTTTAATAATTCTTATGCTGGTGGTGATGGTGTTAGTTTAGTAAACGCTTTACATCCTACTGAAGGTGGTACTTTATCTAATACTTTAACAGTTGCTGCTGATTTATCAGAAGCAGCTTTAGAACAAGCTATAATAGATATTGATCAATTTAGAGATAATCGAAATAATCATATCGAAGTTAAAGCATTAAAATTATTAGTTCCACCATCTTTGAGATTTGATGCCGCTCGTATTTTAAAGAATCCACAACGTCCAGCTACTGCTGATCGTGATATCAATGCTATGTACACTTTGGGTGTATTACCACAAGGTTATACTGTTAATAATTATTTAACAGATACTGATGCATGGTTTGTGCTTACTGATTGTCCAAGTTCTTTAAAATATTTTGAAAGATCAGCTCCAGTTTTTGAATCTGATAATGATTTTACAACCAAGAATGCATTATTTTCTGGTTATGAAAGATATAGTTTTGGATTTACTGACTGGCGTGGAATTTATGGTAGTCCAGGAGCTTAATGTTATTAAGTCCTTGGGCTCTTGTTTATTATTTATTTGGAGAATTAAAAATGCCTATTACGAGTTATCCTCATGGATTTGCACATGGCGTAGCTATTCAAGGTATGCCTATTATTTATACTAGAAATCCTAGAGCTAATGTATATTGGGTTGATTCTATTCATGGTTCTAATGGAAATAGTGGAACTGAAAAATATCCTTTTGCAACAATTGATTATGCAATTGGCAGATGCACAGCAAATCAAGGAGATATTATCTTTGTAGCACCAGGACATGCTGAAACTATTATAGCTGCTACTGGGATGGTTGCTGATATTGCAGGAATTTCCATTATAGGACAAGGAAATGAAGTAAATCGTCCACATATAACATTCGCCACCGATACTGCAGCCTCTGTAGTAATTTCCGCTAATGATGTTCGTATTAGTAATATGATGTTTACTTGTAATATTGCTAGTCAAGTCACAATGTTAGATTGTAATGCTAAGCGAACTATTATCGATAATTGTTATTTTACTGAAGGTACAGCTCAGGGCTTAACTTTTATTGATATAAATGGTGGGGGAGCAAATGCGTGCGATGGCATTAAAGTTGATCATTGTACTTTTAATGCCCCAACTGCTGGAGCAAATGCAGCAATTGAATTAGGTGAAGTTGCTGATAGTATAATTATTAGTAATTGTGAAGCATTTGGTGATTTTGCTGATGCTGCTATTCACAATCCAACTGGTAAAGTTTTAACTAATTTAACAATTAAGGATTGTATATTAAGCAATCTTCAAACTGGTGATCATGCTATTGAATTAGTTTCTGCATGTACTGGAATTGCTGCGCGTAATTTCTTATATGCTGATGCTTTTGCAACTGCTTTTGATCCTGGTTCATTGAAATGCTTTGAATGTTATTCTGTAAGTTCTGTTGATAAGAACGCACGACTTAATCCAGTTGTTGAAACTTAATTTTCATAAGAGAGGATTTTCCTCTCTTATGATTTTAATTGAGGAAATATTATGGCACATACAGTAAATACTCAGGTTTTAGTAGATGGATCAAAACATACTATTATTAAAGTTACTATTAAAGGAGATGGTTCTTCTGGAGAATTATCAAATTATGTTATTTATGATGCTTCAGCTTATACTGCTGGTTCAACAAAACCTAAATTAGACAGAATTCAATATTGTTTAAATGGTTTTAGTGGAGAATTATTCTGGGACGCAACTTTAAATATTTCACTTATTAGTATAGATCAAGATATCTCTGAAGATATGGATTTCACAGATACTGGTGGATTAATTGATAACGCTGGTGCAGGAAGAACTGGAGATATTTTATTAACAACCACTGGATTAGCTTCTTCATCTAAAGATGGATATATAATTTTTTATATTAATCAAAGAGAAGTTCCAGTTATAAAATAGGAAATAAGATGGCTACTAAAATTAAAAAACCAAAAATTCAAATGATAAAACTTTCGCGAATAGGAGCTACTATTCCAATAAAAAAAGGAGCTTTACGGGCACAATTAGGTGCTAAAACTAAAAAAGGACCACGTGGTGGCATTGTAAAAGCACCAATACCACTAGCAACTATTAATAAAAGATTAGCAACTTTAAAAAAGAAAGCTGCAGGACCTAAAAAACTTTCACCAATGGAGCTTACATTATTTAAACGGCTAAATTTAGCTAAAACTATGAGAAAATGGAGAAAAGTTGGACGTAAAAAATGAGAGATTTAAATGGGCAAACGAGATTATTATAAAATTAATGATTATAATGTTTTATGTGATCGTTGTGGTCACAAATATAAAGCAAGTGAATGTCAATTAGAATGGGATAATCTCTTTGTTTGCCCAACTTGTTGGGAACCTCGTCAACCACAAGATTTTGTTCGTGGTTTAGTAGATGATCAACAAGTACCAATAGCACGTCCTCGTCCAACGTTAACTTTTTTAACTACAAATCAGGTCACTCCTGATGATTTATAGGAGTTAAAATGACCACTTCAGGTTCAACTGATTTTAGATCTACAGAAAATAATATAATAGAAGATGCATTAAGATCTTTAAATGTTATTCGAGGTGATGAAGCTTTAGATGCTAGTGATTATTCATATTGTCATCGTATGTTAAATAGAATGATCAAACATTGGCAAGCACAAGATTTTTATTTATGGACAAAAAGTACCGCTACTATTTTTTTACAAGCCGGCCAAGCAGAATATCTTTTAAATGCTACGAGTTCTGATCATGCTACTTTATCTTATACTGCAACTAGTTTAGATGCTGATTATGCTTTAGGGGTTAGTCAAATTAGTTTTAATGATAATGTTAATGTTAATGTTGGTGATTATATTGGAATTGTTTTAGATGCTAATACTTTATATTGGGACACAATTGCGAATATTGTTGATTTAAATACAGTAGATTTGACTGGTTCTTTACCTAGTGCTGCTTCAAAAGATAATGCTGTTTATATTTATACAACTAAATTAGTTCAACCATTTAATGTTTATTCAGCTGTTAGACAAAGCGAAGATGATCTTGATGTTCCTATGTTTTATTTAAGTTATGAAGATTATTTTCAATTGCCAAATAAAACTATAGAAGCCACTCCTATTAATTATAATTATGATCGACAATTAAATACGGGCAGAATTGTAATTTGGCCAGTACCTATAGATGTAAAATATCGTATGAAAATTACTATTAGCAAAAAAATAGAAGATTTTGATAGTGTTGCTAATACTCCAGATTGGCCTCAAGAATGGGAACAAGCTTTGGTTTCCAATTTAGCGATTAGAGTTGCTCCAGCATATGGGAAAGCAAATGATAGAAATTTTCAATTATTACAATTACAAGCTAACGATGATCTAAAATTAGCTTCATCATTTGACAGCGAACAAGGTTCACTTTATTTACAACCGGATTTTTATAGATAATGCCAAAAATAACAATACCAATCGTGGGTCAAGCTTATAAAATGCCAACACTTCAATTGGATGCTCAAACTTGTATTAATTGGTATTTAAGCGCTGATCCAACTGGGAAATTTCCATCAGTTTTATTACCAGATCCTGGTTTGGAAACATGGGCAGAAGTTAGTGGGGGCAAAAGTGTTAGAGGCTTATTTGAATTAAATGGAATTTTATATGGTGTAATAGATGATAAATTTTATATTTTTGATAATAATGGTAATGAAAAACATATTGGCACTTTAAAAACATCAATTGGAAATGTTCGCTTTACTGCTAATGATACTCAATTGTTTTTAACTGATACTAAATATGGTTATGTTTATCAATTAGTTGATTCCACAACTCATGAAGCAGGAGATTTTTTTGTTATTGAAGCAGCAAGTTCTATTATAGGAGATCCTACTTTTACTGGTAGTGGTTTAAATGATATGACTACTGGTGGTGCTTATACAGCTACAGTACAAAAAAATTATCGTGTAGAAATTCAAACTCCAGGAACCATAGATACATTTAGATGGTCAGATTCTGCTGGCGATACTTGGAATGAAGAAAATGTACAAATAACTACACAAACACAAACTTTAAATGATGGTGTTCAAATAACTTTTGATTATGCTACTGGTCATACTGCTACTGATAGATGGGATTTTACAGCCACTTCTGATACAGCATTTTATGTACCAATTATTCCTACTTATCAAGATACTTATGGTATTTATGCTAAACAAGTATCTAGAAGATGGTATATTTCAGAATCTGAAGATTTTAGTAGAGTAAATGCTTTAGATTATGCTCAAGCAAATGTTTGGCCAGATAATTTAGTAGTAGCTATATCTATTAGAGAAGAAGTATGGTTAATTTGTAGAACTACAACTGAAATTTGGTATGATGTTGGTATAGCTCAATTTCCTTTTGAACGGAGAACAAATTTAGTTATTAAATACGGAACAGTAGCTCCTTATTCAGTAGCTGTTGCTCATAATAATATATTATTACTATTAGGAAATAATGAAGAAGGCGGTAGAGTAGTTATAATGATGGTTAATTATGAACCTCAAATTATTTCTACAGAACCACTTAATTATGAATTAGCAAAATATGATGTAATAGATGATGCAATAGGATTTACTTATCAATGGAATGGCCATATTTTTTATTGCTTAATTTTTCCCTCAGAAGATAAAACTTGGATTTATGATTTAACAACTAAAAGTTGGCATGAAAAAAGATCAACTTTAACTAATCCACAACCTAATATTTCTCCAACTAAGCAAGGCAGATGGAGAGCTAATAATTTTGTTTTCTATAATGATAAATGTTTAGTAGGAGATTTTGAAAGTGGAAAAATTTATAAATTATCGGATTCTGTTTATACAGAAAATGGTAATTTAATTTGGTACGAACGAGCCACTCAACATCTAAATAAAAATTTACATTTATTATCGCTTTATTCTTTTCAATTAGATATGCAAAAAGGAGTAGGATTAACTCAAGAAAGTGATTATGGTTATGATCCAAAAGTAATGTTACAAATATCAAAAGATGATGGTATTAGTTGGGGTAATGAAAAATGGAAATCTATTGGAAAGACTGGCAAATATAAACAAAGAATAAAATGGAATCAATTAGGAACTTCTGATTCTTTTACTTTTAAAATTAGAAGTACTAATCCAGTTTATAATGTAATTTTAGGTGCTGTTATTGAAGTGGAGGAACTAGAACAATGAGCACTCCAGAACGTCATAGTGTAGTTTTACCTCCTCCACAACCAGGAATGCATCTTGATACTAAAGAAATTTATAAACATCTTTATGAAATATGGAAAAGAACAGGAGGTTATGAAAGTCAAATTCCAGATTTAAAGGGATTAAAGGCTTCAGTTAATGAATTAAATAGTTTAATTGGAATTAGAACTGATGAAAGTGTTCAAACTCAATTAGATTTAAAAGAAAATAAAGCAGATTTAGGAACATTAGCTAAACAAGATGCAGATGCAGTAAATATTACTGGTGGCACAATAAATAATACGCAATTGAATTATGATCAAATAGTCCAAAGTACAATAACAACAAGTACTATTGCAAATTCTGATATTACTATCAACGTTGGAGATACAACTAATAATGTTAAATTAAATGGAACTTTAAATGTTAATACTACTCCAGCTGGAAATGTTGGAAGTGGTGAAACTAATTTAATAATTTATCAAGTATTAGCAGATAGTTTATACAATAATCAAGAATTTATAGAAATTAAAGCTTGGGGAACTTTAGCAGCAAATGCTAATAATAAACAAATAAAATTATATTTTGGTTCTGATCTTTTATTAGATACAGGATCAGTTGCAGCTAATAGTGGAAGCTGGTCAATAAAATCTACAATAATTAGAACAAGTATTAATACTCAACAATGTATTTCACAAATTATTTCTGATAATGCATTAATTATTGATAGTGCTAATTATGTGGATGGCACTGGTAATTTAGATACTGATATTAATATTTATTGTACCGGTCAAGGTTCTGCAACTGATGATATAGTACAAAAAGGGTTAATAGTTAAATGGTTTAATAATTAAGGAATAACTTATGATGAATAATTATCCAACAACTTATACACAACCTCCAGTAACTAATACTACTCCTGGGTATGATGTAACAACTGGTTTAACTCCTAGTTTTGATTGGCGAAGAGCTGTTCCAGGTATAGCAACTCTAGGAGCTGGGATTGGTAGTTTATTTGGAGGAGGAGATGCTGGTGGAACAATAGGGCAATCATCACAAATTTATCAGCAATATTTACAAAGAGCTTTACAGGCTTTACAACAACGTGAACAAGCTGGTATAGCTTATGGAGCCCCATATAGAGAAGCTGGTGCTACTGGTTTGCAAGCTTATTTAGGAAGTTTGGGGCTGGGGGGGCCTGAGGCTAGACAAACTGCATTACAATCTTTTCAAAGATCACCTGGTTATCAATTTGCATTACAACAAGGTTTACGTGGCGCACAAGCTGGAGCAGCTGCTAGAGGTTTAGCTGGTTCTGGTGCAGAACAAGCCGAATTACAAAGAATTGGTCAAGGTTTAGCTTCTCAAGAATATGGTCAATATCAACAAAGATTAGGTGGCTTAGCAGGTATGGGTCAAACAGCAGCAGAACAAGCAGCACAATTAGGATTAGGTTATGGCGGTCAAATTGCTCAATTATATGGCACTATGGGACAAGCTCAAGCAGAAGCCTTAATGGCTCAAGCTCAAGCTCAACAACAAGCTCAAGCTCAACAAGGTGCTGGTATTGGTTCAATATTAGGTGGTTTGGCATCATTTTTTGGATTATGAGGAATATAAATTATGGCAGTTCCAGATTTTTTAGCATATGCAAGAACACCTCTTGTTAGTCCATTAGCAGCTGGTGCTCAAAGTGCATTAAGTACATATCAAACATTACAAGCTCTACAACAACAACGTCAACAAGCTCAACAAGCTACTGCAATGGGAGCTTTACAACTACAAGCAGCCCAAGAACAATTACGTGAAGCTCCACAAGCATTTCAAGCTCAACAAGCTCAAGCACAACAAAATAGACAAATTCTTGCTCATCAATTAGCAACTGCTCAATTAAGTGAACAACAATCTAAACATGTTTATTTAAATACTAGATTAGCAGATATGATGCAATTACCTCCTGAATTACGTTCAGCAGAATATCAAAGAATTAGAAATGAAATGAGTAATTTAGGTGCTAGACCTGATGAATTACCTGCTAAATATGGTAAAGATGTAATAGCAATGGGGCAAAATGCTATACAACAGACTCCACGAGCAGAAAATGAAAGAAAATTTTTACAACAATTACAATTAGAAAAATTTAGAGGATTAGCTCAAGTAAGAGCTGCTATGGCTAAAACTAGCCCCACAGCTGGTACTACTTTACCACCTGGGGCTAGAGTAGTTGGTGGACAAATTATTACTCCTATGGAACCTTCAGGTCAAGTTCCAACTGCAGCTCCTGGAGCTGCCCCTGGAGCATTACCAGCTGCAGCGCCAGGAGTTGCACCAGCTCAAGCAGCATTACCTCCTGTTCCTCCAATGGGAGCAGCGCCAGGGGCTGCACCAGCTCAAGCAGCATTACCTCCTGTTCCAGGAGCCATCCCATCTCCAGCTGCTCCAGTAACTCCAGCTGCTCCAGTAACTCCAACTGCTCCAGTAACTCCAACTGCTCCAGTAACTCCACCACAACCAGCAGTTGGCGAACCAGCACCACAACCAATACAACCATATTATCCAAAATATACAGGAGGAATAACCATTTCTCCTACTGCTGATACTGAAAAAGCTTATGAAACAGCAGCGGGGCAAGCATATTCTAAAGAACAAGTAACAGCTGTAGACCAAGCTCAACGTGCTAGTGGAATACTTGGAGATATTGATCTTTTTGATAGAGCTACTCCAGATATTCCAACAGGTACTGGTCCTGCAATGGGATATTTAGCTCGTTTTAGTTCTGAAGGACAATTAGCATTAAAAGCTCAAAGTAGATTAGCTTTAGGACAATTAGCTCTGCAAAAATTTGGTAGAGTAACTAATAAAGAAATGGCAATTGTAAGTAGTTCAACACTCAATGTTCATATGAATCCGAATGCAATTAGACAATTAAGCGCAGAATTAAAAGCTGTAGCTCAACGAAGTATAGAATATCAAAAGTTTTTAACTGCTGCTACAAATGTTGGAATTCGTAATGTAGGAGAAGTTCAAGCAATTTGGAGTAAATTTATGGAAGAAAATCCTGTTATTAATGATGATGGTTCAGTAAATCAACAAAATATAGGTAATTGGCAACAATATTTAAGTCCTGTTGCTTTAAGAGCACAATATGAACGTCCAGTTGTTGAACCAAAAGGTTTTATTAGACCTGGATCTTCGGAGACCAAATAATATGTATGGTTATCACACCCCAGAACAATTAGCTGATCAAGAATTTGCGGATTTTAATAATAAATTAAATGCTATTCAAAATCCCACCCAACCAATAATGCAAAATCCAAATAGTTTTTCTACTTTTGAAACTGCTAAACAAAAATGGGTAACAGAAGCGCAAAGATTAAATCCAAATGTAGATTTCGATACAATTTCTAATATTTATGATCAAAAAATTGCTCCAGCTATTGCTAGTGGTCAAGATCCAACTATAAGAAGCGATAATAAAATAGATAAATTTAATAATATGAGACAGACTCAAATTAAACAGAGTTTAACTTATCCATCAAGTGGAATGTTTGCAAGTTTTGGTAAAGGATTGGAACGTGGAGTAAAAGATATTGGACAAGGATTAAAACAATTAACAATTCAATTTGGTGAAAATTATCCGGAAATAAATAGTATTGTAAAACCTAAAGAACCAATAGTTACAGCTCCAGAAGCAACTAAAGAAATGGCAGAAGGATTAAGTAAATCATTATTAACAGCATTAGGAACTTATACACCTTCAAGTCTTATAACTCCTCAAGCTCCAGGAAATAGTGAAGCATATCGGGCAAAAGTTAATGCAGAAATAGCTCAATATGAAGAAGATACGGAACATCATTCACTTAGTGCTGGTGTTGGTAGATTATTAGGAAATATAGTAGCAACTTTACCAATGGGAGCAATAGGAGGTGAAGCTGTAGATTTAACAAATTTATTTGGTAGTCAGCTAATGCGTGAAGTAGCTACCAATTCGATGATTGGTGGGACTATAGGTGGTTTAGAATATGATCCTAGCGGTCAAAATAGAACTAGTAGAGCCATGTTTGGTGCATTAATTGGAGCAGCCATTCCTGGTGGTTATTATGGAGCTAAAGGAACATTAAAATGGTTATTTAAAAAACCAACTTTAATAGATGATCCAGCAGTTTTAGAAACAGCTGCAAATAGAGTAAAAGAAGCAAAAGAATTAGGCATTGATCAATTAACAGCAGGAGCTGCTACTAGAGAACCACTTATTCAAACTATAGAACAACGCATATTAAAACAAAAAGGTGCCGCGGCTGATTTATTTAGAGAAAAACATCAAGAAATTAGCAATCAAATTTATAATGTTGGACAAAAAATGACTGATGCTATAGGTGGTAAGCAAATGGCTAATGAAGTATTAGGAGGTGAACTTCAATCAGCTTTACAAGATACACAACGATTAGCTAGAAATAGTATTTCAAAAATGTATGAAGCAGCGGCAGAAGCTCCTGGAGCACAAAATTCTTTAGAACGTGGAGATATTTTAAATACTTTTGAAAATTTAAAACAAGATTTTGTTGATTTAAAACTTAGTCCAGCAATAAATAATGCTTTAGACGGATTGGGAACAAAAATTAAAGACAATTATGCTAATCCTTATAATATATTAACAGCTAATAAACTAATTCAATCAATTAATAAAGCTTATCGTAATACAGCTTTGCCTGATACACGTGCTGCTTTAAATATATTAAAATCAAAAGTAATGGATTCAATTGATAGGTTAGCTGATGATGTTACTAATCCTTCTAGAACATTATTTAATTTAGCAAGACATTTTAGAAAAGAATTAGGTGATATTTATGATCAACAAGATATTGTTGGTTTATTAACAAGAAAAAAAGGAAGTACTACAAATTATATTGCTCCAGAACATGTTGCTGGTAGAATTTTTGGTACTAGAGAAAATATTACAAATCTTAATAAAATTGAAAAAGCTTTACAATATAGAATTCCAGCTGATAAATGGATAACTGAGGCAAAAAAATTAAATCCAGATACTTCTTTTGGCGATTTACAAGAAATATATACAAATAATATAGAACCTCAGTTCAATAAAAATGCTCAATTATGGGAAGATTTAAAAACAAATGCATTTAATAAATTAATTAATGATTCAACAATTCATAAAAATGGTCTTCCTCAATTATCTTATCAAGCATTAGTTAAAAATGTTAAAAATATGGGGCAATCTTCTTTAAGAAAGATATTAGGAAATGATGAATTAGCTGATAAATTTAATAAATTAATAAAAGTTATGGATTATTGGCAAAATCAAGCTCCTAGTGTAGCGACGCGTACTAAAGCTGCCAATGCATTACATAGAATGGCTGGTGGTATTATAGGAATGATAGGTGATCCAGAAACACGAATGGGTTTAATGTTACATAGTCCTATTAAATTATTAAGTACAATGCTTGAACATATAAATGATATGCGATGGGTTAAAGCTAATTTATTATTAGGTGGCCAAGATACTTATTTTATGCAAGTTGCTAAAAAATCACCAGGAGTTATTGAACATTTAATTAATAATTTAAAAGCTTATCTTGGAATGCACCAAATACAGCAAATGAAAAAAATGGCTTTACAATCAGCTCCTATATTAAGTGCTTTGCAACCAGGAGGTACTGCGACACAATTAACAAGTGGAGGACAATCTTAATGGCAACATTATTTCAAATTGTACAATTTTTTGATGAAAATGGTAATCCGTTAGCTGGTGGAAAATTAAATTGGTATATAGCTGGTACCACTACTAAAAAAGATACATGGATAGATCAAGCAGAAAGTTCACCAGCACCTAATCCAATTATTTTAGATAATGAAGGTCGTGTTTCTATTGGCCAAAATGGTATTTGGATTAGAGGATCTTATAAATTAGTTATTACAGATTCAAATGATAATATTGTTCCAGGTGGAACAATTGATAATATTAATGAATATGATCAAAGAGATTGGACTGGTTTATTAGCTACTATTGCTGATTTAAATTCTACAATTACTACAGCTTTATCTAAAAATACTACTTATACAGTGGCTATTGATGATAGAAATAAAACAATTTTAGCAGATGCTACTTCAAGTTCATTTACTATTAATTTACCTACTGCAGTTAGTGCAGGAAATAAATTTAGAATAAATATTAAAAAAGTTGATACTTCTACTAATACAGTAACTATCGATCCAGCGGGTAGTGAAACTATTGATGGAAGATCAACTTATATTTTATATGATTATAATGATACGATTAGATTACAATCTGATGGCTCTAATTGGCACATTATAGCTTCTCAAATTCGTGGAACTGCGATTATTGAAAGTTCTACTCGTTCTTTAATTCTTGATGATAATATAAAATTAGTTTTAGCAAATGCTTCGGGAGGATCAATAACTTTAACTTTACCAGTATTATCAGCATGTGGTCGTGGTTGGCGAATTAAAATTAAAAAAGTTGATAGTAGTACTAATCCTATTATTATCGATACTGCTGGTGCTGAAACCATTGATGGAGATTCAGATTTTAAATTATTAATTCAATATGAAGCTGTGACATTAATTACAGATGGATTAAATTGGTACGTTGAAAATGAATATGAAGGTGCAGCGGCTGGAGGACTTCCTAGAGGATATATTAATGGAATTATAGTGGAATCAGATAGTGGAGATTTAGATTACGATATTAAATTTAATGTTGGCGAAGCTAGAGATTATGCTGATACATTAAATATGGTTCTTTCTTCATCTATTACAAAAAGAATAGATGCTAATTGGGTCGAAGGAGATAATCAAGGGGGCTTTCCATCTGGTTTAACTAGACAAAATCAAATATATCATTTATTTATTATTGCTAAAGCAAATGGAACTGTAGATGCTGGTTTTGATGAAGAATTAGATGCAAGTAATTTATTAACTGATGCTTCTGATTATTCTGTTTATAGAAGAGTTGGCAGTATTTATGTAAAAGCTGATTTAAAAATAGATGCATTTATAGCAACTGATTTTGGTGACTTTAGAGAATTTTCATATAATCCATTTAAACGGCCTGTTACACATACAAGTATAGGTTCTGGAACACATACTTATACAGATACAATTGCTGAATTACCAAGTGATATAGAAGTTTTAGCACGAATTTCTGGTGAAATGATTTTTGTATCTGGACCTCAAACAGCAGCTAGTATTATATCAGTTATGAATCCAGATATTACAGCAAATAATAATGCTCCACTTATAAGTTCATTGCCTTCTCAAGGAGCTGGTGAAACATTAGTTAAATCTGATGATTCACAACAAATAAAATCTTATGTTTATGTTCCTACTGGAACAGTAATTGATTATTACATTGGATTAAAAGGTTGGATTGAAAATCTTAATGTAAATTAAGAAAAAAATAGGAAAAATAAAATGACAAATATAAATAATCCTATAGGGGCTAAAATAATAGGAGCTATTCAAAATGCAGAATTTAATCCTAATAGAGCAAGATATATTATACCGAGTACAGATTCTGTAGATTTATTTATAAATGATTTTGTAAAAACAAATGGAACCTCTATTAATGGCATTCCAGTAGTTGTTAAAGCTGCTGCTGGTGATGTATTAAGAGGAATAGTTATTGATTTTGATAGAAGTCATGATTATGAAAACATTACATATAGAGAAGCTAATACAGAACGAATAGTATATGTAAATCATGCTCCATCAGTTGAATTTGAGATTCAAGCTAGTGGAATTTTAATTGAAGCTGATGTTGGTAAGAATTTTAACATTTTAGTAAATGGTGGTAATAAAATTACTGGATTATCTGGTACTCAATTAGATACTTCTACTGCAACTTCTCTTACAGCTCAATTAAAACTTATAAGTATAATAGAAAATCCAATTAATGAATTGGGAGCATATACTAAAGTTAGAGCTATGATTTTAGAACATGAATTAGCACCTACTTCAACTCCTGGAACATTACCTCATAATACTTTATTAAATTTAGCTTTTGATGTTGCTGGTCATGGTCTTGGTAAAACTGGATTTCAAAGAGGAACAACTAATGCAATTATTCCTCCAACTGTAAACGATGATAATACACAAGGTTATAGACCTGGTGATTTATGGTTAGATACTAATACTGATTTTGGTTATTTTTGTGCAGATGCTTCTACAGGAGCTGCTATTTGGGAACAAATATTAACTGATAGTCAAGAAAATTTATGGGATAGAGAACTTATTAGTGGTAGTGATTATAGATTAAATCCTCATAAAGATATAAATGATAGAGTAAATACTAATACTGCATATCAAATTAATAAAGTTGATGTTTTATCTACTAAAGGAACCCATAATACTTGTATTGGTGAAGGTTCTGATGGTTCTTTAACTACAGGACAAGATAATTTATTTGCTGGTTATAATGCTGGAGCTAATACTACAACTGGTTCTTTTAATTGTTATGTAGGTTTTGAAAGTGGTAAAACTGGAACCACTGCTCAATATAATTTAGGGTTAGGATATAAAACTTTAACTGCTATTACAAATGCTTCTAATAATACTGCAATTGGAAACCAAGCTGGTGCAGCTATTACAAGTGGTGGTTATAATGTATTTGTAGGTGCAACAGCTGCAGTACAAACAACAACGGCTTCGGGAGTAATTGCAATTGGTAGAGATGCAGGTAGAATAAATAATGCTGATCATTTAATAGCTATTGGGTATTATGCTGCAAGAAATACTATTACTGGAACTGGTAATATTTATATTGGTAAAGAAGCCGGAACAGTAGCAACAAGTAATAATAATACAATAATAGGTTATGAAAGTGCTAAAGTTTTAACAAGTGGTGGAAATAATACTTTATGTGGATATCAAACAGGGATAGCTTTAACTACAGAAACTGGCAATATACATATAGGTCATCAAGCTGGATCACAATCTACAGATAGTAATAAATTATTTATTGATAATTCTAATACTACTACTCCATTAATTGGTGGTGATTTTTCAACTAACACATTAAATTTTCGAGGAATTGCTTCTTATTATTCTCATCCAACTTTTTCTGCTGATGAACAATTAGTAGATAAAAAATTTGTAGATGATCATCCTGGAGCTACTGTTCTTAAATATGATGATTTATCATCACAAATTATTAGCGGAGGAGAAACATCATTTACTATATCAACTATTCCACTTATTCCCGGAGAAAGTCGTTTATATAGAAATGGAATAAAACAATATTATGGTACATCTCCAAAAGATTTTACTATTAGTGGTACAACTTTAACATTTAATCATACTGATTTAATAATAGGAGAAGTATTTGAAGTCTATTATGAATATAAAATATAGGAGAAATAAAAATGACAAATATAAATAATCCTGCTGGAGCTAGAATAAGAGGGGCTATTCAAAATGCGGATTTTAATCCTAATTCATTTAAATATATTATTCCCGCAACAGATTCTGTAGATTTATTTAGAAATGATTTTGTAAAAACAAATGGAACCTCTATTAATGGTATTCCAGTTGTAGTTAAAGCTGCTGCTGATGATGTATTAAGAGGAATTGTAGTTGGATTTGAAAAAAATCATGATTATGAAAACATTACATATAGAGAAGCTAATACAGAACGAATAGTATATGTAAATCATGCTCCATCAGTTGAATTTGAAATTCAAGCCAGTGGAACTTTAACTGAAAATGATATTGTTAAGAATTTTAAT